CTAGTTTTAAATTGAGTTGTTTAGGATTATCTTTTTCAATAATGAAATCAATATACTGCTTTGCTTTTAACAAATCATCAATGCCACCTTTGAGATTATATCTACATATATATTTAACCACATTACCCTGACAGAAATCGAGTTTATTTTTTACAATAAAATCAATAGGTTCTATCTCATGTTGGGTATAGTGTGGTGGTTCTTTTATCATATCCGCCATAGTTTAACTTTACCTGTCTTTTTGTTATAGTCTTTATGTGTTAGTATATGTGCAACCCTAGCTTGTTGTAGGGCTTCTTTAGCAGAATAACCTGCTTTGTCATAGGCAGACAGAACTTTCTTCCATAGGTCTAATAAGGGAACATTATTATCACCTAATAACTTCTGTGCTGTTTTGACACCTACGTTAGGAACGCCTGAATATCCGTCAGTGCTATCACCTGCCATAGCTTGTACCATAAACCAATAGTCTGCCTGTTTCTTGTCTATTTTCTGTACTGTTTTACCGTCAGTAGAAATTAAAGAAGGTATTTGTTTAAGGTCTTTATCTATAGAAACAATAACTCTTTCCATATTACTAGGTTCAGTAGCCATAATGCCTAAGACATCATCAGCTTCTAGCCCTTTATATATTACAGCGTTGTGTTCTTGTAATACATAATCTCTAAGAGCATTGAGAACCATAGGCTTTCTCTTTTGTTTACGATTGTCTTTGTAAGAAGGTAGTACATCTTTACGAAAGTTATGTGTATCTGTAAGAGCTACAACATAGCTATCTGCTTCAAGGTCTGTAAGTAAATCTTCAATGGTACTATCTACCTGAGCTTTACAAATATTCTCATCACAATGTAAAGTCCACAAACCATTACCCCAGTGTGTATCTACTTCATTCATAGTAGCAATCTTATAAATAAGAATGTCACCGTCTATCAATAGTTTACGTTTCATTATAATTTAACCCTCTCTTTTACATTAAACAATTCTTTCAAAGGTATAAGTATACACTTAGAAGCAAAGTTATCTCCTATCATCTTAGTGTTATCTATATATTTGAAAGCTATTTCTTTTAGTGTTGGTACGTCAAAGAATAATTTACAAAAATCTTTGCCGTCTTTGTGTAGAATATGAACCCAGTAGTCTGCTTCAGTAGCATATAATCCACTTGGTTTACCTCTACACTCTATTTCGATTGCTATGTTACCTGTCTTGTACCACCAATCTCTTTCAGTCTTAACTTCTATTTTTGATTTATCTGCGTTTAATAAGTTAGCTACTCTGTCTTCACCACTCTTACCAAACTTTAAATCAATGTCCCATTTGCTAGTGTGTTTCACTCCAATTATCTCCTATCTTGTATTCCCCTGTAAGAGGAAGTCTTAATTGGAAGTGTTCGCCAGTACGTTTAATGGCTTCGACAGCTAACCGTCCAATAGTCTCAGCGTCTTTCTCAAGACACTCGACTTGTATTTCATCATGCACCCAAACCACTTGTTGTGCTTCAGGTATTTTCTTAACTACTTTATCAAACTCGACAAGCCATTGCTTACAAACAAGAGCTCCACCAGATTGAAGTAAAGTATTAAGTGCGGCATGTGCAGACCTAATTTTTATCTTACGTTTATCAAGACCTATTAAGTATCCACGTTCAGCCGCCGATTGTACTTGCGTTATTAATTTATTTAACGCAGGTAAATTATTTAAGAAGCGTTGTTTTATCTTAGACGCTTCACTGACTTTCTTGCCAGTTACTAATGCTATCTTTCTAACACCACCACCATACAAGAAACAATAGTAAAATCTTTTTGCTTGGTCTCTTGTTTCTAGTCCTGCTAGTTTTTGTGTCTCAGTGTGTATGTCACCTTCTAATACAACTTTAGAATATTCTCCGTCATCATACTTAGACATAAAATGACATAACATTCTTATCTCAAGTCCTGAAATATCAATCCCTACTAGCTTCTTACCTTTAGGCACAGTAAATAAACTTCTACAATCTTTACCATAAGGAACAGATACACTCGGTACTTGTCCTAAGTTTGGATTACTATGAGAAGCTCTAGCAGTGACGGTAGAATTTGTATTACAAGTTCCATGTATCTTTCCATTACGTTCATTCTTTAACCAAGCCTGTGCACCAGTAGCTAACTGTCCTATTCTTTTATCTAGTAAAAAATGTTCAGCAAGTAACTTTGCTTCAGGATAATCTAATTGACTTAATACTGTATCATCTAGTTTTGGTTTACCGTCAGCAGTAAACTCTTCTGGTTTCCAATTATATTTACTCTGTAATCTTTCTGCTATATGTAATCTACTAGAAGGATTAAATACAGTCACCTTATCTTTTAATTGTTTACCTGTTTTAGGTGATATTCTTTTTGTAGTAATAGGTAAAAATATTTTTTGAAACTCATCTTCTAATTCTAATCGTCTTGCATTTAATGTAGAATATAATTGTTCGGCTTTCTCTTTATCAAAAGTAAAACCATGTCTTTCTTGTTTGTATATTAATTGAGCAACATCATGTTCTAACTCCATTGCTTGTTTAGAGTAACCTCTATTCTCAATCATTTTAAATAAACTGTGAGTGACTTCTACATCTTGAACACAATAGTCTAGCATAGCAGGACTAAATGTTTTCCAATCTGTATCAAATGCTTCCTTATAATTACCCACCCTATAACCCCACGCTTTCAAGCTGTGTCTGCCAATACAATTCGCAGGGAAGTCATTTCGTTTAAAGTCACTGTCCCTTATATCTGGGAACAACAAACGAGTTGCTACGATTGTATCGAAAATTTGTGCTTTAGTTTTAAAGCCAAATAATTTCTCTAGTACAGGTATGTCAAACTTAATAATGTTATGACCTGTAATTAAATCTGCTTCACTTAAAAGTTTAATAGCTTCTTCATTAGTGGGTTTTAGAATTTCATTTGTGTCTATATTTTTTAAGACAATACAATGCACTGTAGTACAGTCATCAAGAAATCCATTTGTTTCTATGTCGAAGCAATATCGCATTATAGTTTTACCTTTTGTAATTTAATTATGTTTCTATTTGGAATTGTAGTAACGCCACCTATGTCACCAAGTGTGCCGTCATCATTAAAATTATAATCTGCCGCTAGTCTGTGACAATTATCTTTAGTTGATATTAACCAACCTGTTGTCAAACAGATTGTAGGTTTAGTTGCTTTTGCTTTTTCTGGTGTCAACCATGAGCTGTCTGTATTTATATCCAACCACCATGCCATATAAAAGTCAGCACAATTAGGTATATCAGGTAGCTCTACCTTTTTCTTTTTTTTCATTTGTCTCCTAATGTAGTGTTTTTAAATCTACAACTAATCTAAAAGCCGCCATTTCTCCTTGAGCCATAAGTGCCATGATAGCTTGTTCAACTACCATTGCAGACTCTTCTTTAGCTACTTCAATGTTAATCATTTTATCAGGGTTGTTTCTTGCGTCTGCAAGAGCACCCATAACTATTGTAGTCCATTGCAGAGCACGTCTACTAGAAGTCATCTTGTACTTCTTTCTTAACCTCTGATAGACAACCAGTTTCTAAGTCATAGTAAAGACTACATGCTTTACCTGTCTCTCCACTAAATCTATTTTTAAGAATATAAATATCAGCAATATTTTTTTCTGATTTTAAATCACGACTCATAGATATAACTAAATCTGATAACTGAGCTATAGCTTGGCTACCTCTTAAACTACTTAGTGTTACCTGCTTACCGTCTTCAAATCCTTTATCACCTTCAGTCGACCTTCTTAAATGTGATACTAATATTAATCCTATACCTGTCTCTTCAACTAAACTTCTTAGTTTACTTACAGTATAATCAATAAGTTTTCTCTCATCATTTGTTGTTTCATCACCAACAGAAGACAACGCCATGTGTAAATGGTCAAGTACAACAAAGTCTACACCACATGCTTTTGCTAAGTATCTAATTTTAGATATTAGATTGTCACTTGCTGTAGAGCCAAAGTGATTGTATAAATAAAAGCCGCCATTACCAACAGTAGCATTAAAGGTTTCCTGAAGTCTGGTCTCATCTATTCCCTCTCTTGTTAAGTGTAGTGGTTTCTTTAAAGCTACACCCATAATACCAAGAGCCGTTCTTTTAACGCTTTCTTCTAATGCAATGTAACCAACCTTAAAATTTTTGTTTAATAAATCTAATGCAATGTGTCTACAAAATGAACTCTTACCTACGCCTGAACCTGCGGCTACAGTAACAAGCTCACCTTTACGAAGACCATGTGTCTTTACATTCATACATTCAAACGGATAGTTTACGCTTATGTATTTGTCTTCAACTTTTACTTCTTCCCATAAGTCTGAACCTAATACAATACCGTCAGGTCTGTATGCTTTGCTTGACCAAATGCAATCAACAAGTTCTTTTACTTTACCTGTTACTAGCATTTCATTTGCGTCCTTCATAGGTAACGTACAAATCTTTGCTTTGTTAGGTGATAATAATTTAGCACACGCTAATGCACCTGCTTTACCTTGTTCATCTTGGTCGAACATAAAGACAACAGACTCAAAGCCTTCAATCCATTCAAGCTCTCGCTGTATATCTTTCTTAGCACCTTGTGCTCCTGATTTTATACTTACTACTGGAAATTTATTTTGATTTATTTTGGATACTGATAGTGCGTCTATCTCGCCTTCAGTTATAATTAACATCTTACCTTTGTCACGCCACAAATGTTGACCGAACAACCCAGACTCTTTGGCGTCACCTATCCATTGAAATGATTTGTCAGGGTGTCGTAATTTTTGAGCAACTAATTGTCTATCTTTATTGTAATAGTTTGCAATCTGTACTGGCTTACCATTGTATTGTCCTGTTTGATAATTAAACTTTTGTAGTGTAGTTGTGTCTAATCCTCTACTATTCAATGGTGTAATCTCACCCTGAACAAAGCCAGAGTTTGTTGGTACAAATTCATTAGTTGTCAAAGCATGTCCTCTCGTTGTTGTGCCGCATGAAAAACAATAGGCGTGTCCGTCATCATAAACAGAATTTGCGTCTGACGAACCGCAGTTTTCACAGGGCGAATGATATAAAAATTGACTTTCCATAATCTCTCTAAATTTTTTTGCTAAAATATTTGTATATAAAAACCCCACCAGTATTTCTACTGGCAGGGTACAAACAAACTATCTCAACAACTCCTCTATGTTGAAGTGTGGAGACAGGACGTCAGCCACATCTCTGTGACCCACGATAACCGCTTTCTTGTACTCCTTTTTTAAATCAGATACAAGCTCTTTTAAAGCTATGTATTGTTTTAAAGTGTAGTTACAATCAGGCTTGTTATTCGTGTCTTTCCCACCAACAAGACAAATGCCTATAGAGTTGGTGTTTGAAACTTTATCGCTATTCTCTATGTGAGCTCCTGCTATCTTTATATCTCTTCCGTCTTGTATATCACCTTCTCTGGTAATTACTTTATGAAAGCGACAGGATAACCAACCGTCTTTACGGTCTCTTGCTTTAATATCTTCTACGTCTAAATTTTCGGAAGGTTGAGTATCGGAAGCATGTACTATAATATATTTTGTTTCTTCTCTTTCATTACTCATTGTAACCATTCCTTCGGTATATGTTTATCAGCCCATTTAAAACCATACTTATCAGCCCACATGCCATAAGTAGTTTTAGACTTCTTACTTATTCTTGATTTTGAATTACTAAATATAAATCGAATGTCTTTGTCAGGGTGTTGTTCTTTAATTAGTTTCATCTTCTGTCTATCAGCAGAAGTAAACATGCCCTTAGTTTCAATATATATTTTTTGTTTAGGTAAATAGAAATCTGGCGTGTAAGTATGTGTCTTTGTAGGTTTAACATATTTTAATTTAGTTTCTTCAAACTCATACTGCACACGCAGACCCCTTAGCTCATCAGCTATCTGTTCTTCAAGACCAGACCGAAATCCATGTGCTAAACCAACTTGTTTAGAAGTCAGTTTCTTGTTTCTCAGTCTCTTCTTGTACCACATCTGCCGACTCCTCGTGTTCATAGCCGTCTTTGACATCATCAAAGCCATAGCCTTTTGCATTACCACTTCCACCTTCTACAAGTTTAGTGATTTGCACTGCTCTAAGTCTCAGTGATACACCTGCACCTGCAATGGCAGTGTAGTATTTAATTAGTTCAGCAGATACTTTCATTTCTGAACCTGACCATACGTTTACGTCAGTCATAGGTTTACCTTTGCTATCAAAGATAGCTACCTTGTTAGGTATAACCTTACCGTCCTTTGAAATGATTTGAGCTTTCGTTTTAAACTTAAAGATAACATTGCCAGTTTCCTGACCGTCATCATCTGTTTCCATTTCATAAGGTGTGTTTCCTTCTTTTACCTTCTTGCCCTTAGCCTTCTCTTTAGCAAGAGTAAGACTTTCTTTCATCTCATCATCAATGCTTTTCATCAATGACTTAGCTTCGTCAGCAGGGATAATCAAATTAGTTTTGAAATGTCCGTCACTGTCAAAGCGTGTATCAGGTGTAGTAAGCCAAGCATATTGACTAACTCCTACAGGTGATACAATCTTTACATTATTGTTCTTCGCCATTATCGTTCTCCTCTATTGGTCTTTCAATTATCCAACCTTTTTCGATTGCCGCAACTGCCGTATCTAAAGGGCATGGGTAATCAAATTGTTGGTAGTGTTTTTCATTGTCGTCCATATTGTTATCCTTTACTGTCTATTATGGGTACTTTATTGTTTAAGCGAAAAAGAAATCGCAATCTCTTAAACGCTCAATATCTAAATTACCCTTCTCAGGTACTTCAGGTAACTTTGAACGCAACGCTTCTGGTAGTTGATGAAAGACGTCATCTCTAAAATCTTTCAAGACATCATGCTTGGTAAAGATTTCTATAAATGCTTCTTTCAAACTAGCACTCAGTGTTTCTACATCAGCCGCAGTAGTTCCGAAGCTGTCATGCACATTGCAGAAGTTTTTAATACCTCTTTCGTATGCTATGTTTACAGTCTTCATCATACATGCTGAGTCTACTGAATGAACAAGGTTAGGTGCAATACCGTTAGACATTCTTAACTTGTCAGTCTTGTCTGTCTCAGTATTAATACGAGGTTTAATAACCTCTCCCATTAACATTGCTTTGACACGCTTACTCTTCATCTCAGGGTAGCTTTGATACACTGGAAAACCTATTGGTGTAATCCAATGAATAGGTAACTGTTCCTTTGATACTAGACGAGCTATGCTTTGTAAGTAATCCATGCCTAGTCTAGCACTTGTAAGATTGTCACCAATGCTATCCCAGATAACACCTGCTAAATAACTTGCAGGTCTAAACACGTCATCTATGAATGGGTGCATTTCACCTTTGTCTTTACGCTTAGTCAAATCTTCAACTACAAAGTCTGTGCATGAGTACCTTGTTGACCCATAACAGATTGTCATAATACTTCTCTTTGTTGTACTACGCTTCACTCCATAGTCTAACCATTTTTGTGCGTATGGTTTGTCTGCCTTTGCGTCCTCTTTTAGTTTCTCTGTAACAGCGTCAGCTACTAATTGATAAATGTCTTGAGGCTCATCAGCAGGTACAACATTAACTAATTTACCTGCGTGTTCATCTCTCAACATCAATGAGTATAACTGCAAACCGTTACACGAACCGTCAATAGACACTGGTATACTAGACTCAAAGCCATAACCTTGTTCTTTAAATTGTCTCCACTCTTCACAAAATGCTAGAGCTTGAAACGGAGACGAAGCGTCTTCCCATTGTCTATTTGTAAATGGGTCAAGAGCACAATTAATAATCATGTCTTGGTTTTGTTCAACCCACTTAACTCTGTCTTGTAATGACTGTTTGTCTTTACCCCACATGTTTGCACCATGTACGGCTAACCAAAAGTCACCTTTGTTTTCTTCTGTTATTGCTTTACCATAAGAGAATTTAAGTAAAGCCTTAGCTCCACTTATGCTCTGATAGTTTAGAAAAGCAGGGACACAATAAGCACGTCCTCTGAAATCTAATTGCAATGGAAAGTAAATAGTTTTGTATGATTTAAACTTGTCTGCTTCCCACAATATTTTTGCATACAGTAAACGCTTAGAAAACATACGAGCATTTTCTGTGTGTGCAATAACAGCTTTTTTCTTCCACTCTTTTCTTGCTTCTTTGTTTGTATCTATGTCATGCGGCTTGTTAGGTATGTCATGGTTTTCATTTGGCGGCATACCACCTAAAGCTAAACCTTTGTCCCACGCTTCCTGCATAACACCAAGTATATAATGATTAACTTTAAATGCAGAGTTCTGCATAACATTAACAGCATTATAAACTTCAGGCATTTTAAAACTCTCAAGCTCAACTTTAAACTTTTTATTACGCTGTTTAACTAAGTCAAGCTCAGGTAGTTCCTTTGTCCAATAACCGCCACCACTCACGCCAGACCATTGCTTAGGCGGCATGACACAAGGCAGATACTCAGGATTTAATAGTTCATTAAAACTATTCCTGTTTTGTATCCACTCTCTTGTTTTCTGTGTTTGTTTTATAATCTTAGTTTTCTTACGATTGATAGTTTCAGTTCCAATTTCAATTAAACCTGTAGCTTCAATCATCATCTCAACTAATCTAATACCAACATGTAGCTTTTGTGGTGTAGTCCATTCAGTCCACGCAACCTCACCTCGTTTAGCTGTCTCTCTTAGCTTACGTCTTTTGTAGGCATAGTTCCATGACCTCTTGTCTAAATCCATTTTAACTACTTCGTATAGTTCAGGGTTTAGATACTGAAAGTTTTTAAGTTGCTCTTCAGTTTCAATCTTACCACCCAAACTAATACAAGTAGCAGTCAATGGTTTGTACTGGGTGATTGTATTGATTATGTGTTTGGCTGTAATGAGGGCAGATATTTCAGGGTCAACTCCTGATAGGTGCATAAAAGCGACTGGCGGTTGCCCTGCGGTTTTAGATTTCTCCGCACAGTCTTCAAGATAGTCTTTTATCCTTTTGGCTAAGGGTCGTATTGTATTAGCTACCATGACTTTACCGTAGCTAGTCACTGACTCTTCCTCACGCTCAACGTGAGATACTCTTCGTTTATTTGTTCTTTGCTTTCCTAACTCAGCCATGTCTTTTTCGTTCTGGTTCTGGTCAGGGAAAGTAGGCATTATCTCTAATAGTTTAGTCATGTATTAACACTCCTTTAATGTTTGTGGTTAATCTACTATGGGAACTTTATTATATATTGTCTAATACAGCAACAGCACCCAACAAATTACTAGGTTTAAAATGGCTATATCTCAACGTAGTATTATAGCTTCTATGACCTAATAACTCTTTTATTATGTGTAACTC